GTGTTTTCAAACTCATCAATCGGCTTCTTGATTTCCTTAACAATCGCTATACGTTTGTCGGAAATGCTTTTTGCGGTATTGTTCATCGCAGCCGAGATGTCTTTCGCCGCCGAGATGTCTTCTTCCTTGACAACCCAATCGGCGTATTGCTTTGTAATATTCGCAACCTGTTTTTTAAGCGGATTTGCGTCAAACGTTATGACGGGAAGCTTATAGGTTACGGCGATTTCTTTTAATGCGATTTCATTCGGCATTTTCATTCTCCTTTGGTTTTATTTGTGGTAAATAGAATATTTGATTTGGGCAATGGTTTATTGCAAACTCAATTTGATTCCATATTTCCCATATTTCTTTATCGTTGAACTCGCCCAAAAACTTTTCTTCACCAGTGGTTGTTTTTCCGTATAAGCCGTTACTCTTTCCTTCATATCTTGGTGGCAACAAGTGATTTATCTCAAACAACTCCCACAAACCACCCATATCTCGCTTAACCCATAACGGCATTTTCGTTATTCCTCCTGTTGTTCTGGCCGATACTCCACCGTCACATACGCTTTGCTCCCTTGCGCGATGAGATCATCGACAACCGCCTCAACCGTTTTCCAATAGCCCAACGGTAGTGGATTGCTGTCATACGATGAGGTTGATACTGTGAAATAAACTTTTTCCATTTTCATTCTCCTTTATAATTTGATTTCTTTGACTGTGTGTGGCTGAACTTGAATCGTGATCGTTTTCGTGCCTTTCCATTTTTTGATGAACACTTTTCCGTTCGTTATCAACCTTCTTCCTACGTGCGTGTTGCCAAACTCGTCTTTCGCTTCGTAAAGGTCTAAATCCTTAACTTGGATCATCGTTTCACCCTTGTTAGCGCAATACAATGTTCTTGGCGTGAAACCGATACCTCGAACGGCGCTTTGGCGATAACCGCTTGGGCTTGCTGTTCCGTGAAAACGTAAGCGACATGGCTGGCTCGCATCGACCAGATGCTTTCGTTCACAATCTGCGCGAAGTATGATGTTTGCGTGCGATAGCCGGTTCTTTCAGCAACCCAGTTCACCGATAGCGTTAGTTTGTCTGTGGTTATCATGATGCTACCTTTAATACGGTGTCGCCGTTTTTCTCTTCTGCAACTATTTCGCAGTTGCAAAAAGGAAACCGCATTGATCCGGAACGCTCATAGGCAACTATTACGTCCTCTGCGATGTCCATATCGCTGACGTATTGGTCGAAGTTACCTCTTGACCTGATCTTCTCGATTTCCTTTCGGTTCATTAACATTGCCATTGTTACCCTCCCTTATTCTTTTTCAGTAAAGAAGTCACCGGGTTTGATATTGAAATGCCTTGATAGTTTGCTGATCTCTTCGCCTTTGAAATCTGCTCTGCCTTTGAGTTTTGCCGACATCTGCACCGTCGAGATGCTTAATACTTTTGCGAGGTCTTTCACTTTATACCGCTGATCGATTCTCGCTTGTTCAACCTTGCTGGCATCAAAAACAAACATTAAACCACCCCCTTTCACCTACATTATATAAAATCGCTTTTGCTTTGTCAACAACTTTTTTTGTTTTTTTTCATAAAATAAAAAGAGGCGTTTCCACCTCTTCATATTGTATAACCGAGATACTCCATAACTTTATTTTTTTGCGCTTGCGTGAGATACAAGCCAACGAGCGCACGCTCGACCTTATACTTCTTCGTGCCGGAAATCGACTTGCCTTGTTCGTCTTTGTCGGCAGTGAGGTTTTTCGTTTGAGCGAGGATGATCGCGAGCTTGTATGTCGGTATGCCTGTAAGGTCGATGTATCTTGCGGTCGATTCGCCAACAAGTTCGGACTTCGCCAGATTATAGAAGTAGTCGTAAACCAGTTTGACCGCATCCGCTTTGACCGTATCGTTCAACACACGATATGCTTGGCTTTGAATCAGCGTTTCCGCTTCCTTGTTTGCTTGACTGTAAACATCGACGAACTGCTTGTAATCCCTTGCGCTTAATTCGATGCTCTCGCCGTTGTGCGTTATGGTCGGCTGAACGATCGACGGAACGACTTGTTGACCGGTCTTGTATAAACGCTTCATTTCCTTTGTTACCGTGTCGTTGTCAACCGTGAGCCGTTTCTTCAACATCAAATCGATCACCGTGTCTGCCAATCGGTCGTTGCCTTTTTCCAGAGCCTCGTCTAATACCTTTTGATATTCCGCATCCGATTTTTTCCAAAACCACGACTCATACGTTTCACCGGCGCTTGGCGATACTTTCTCAACGATGCCTTTTACATACGATTCAATGTTTCTGACCGGGATGCCGAACGTTTGCGACAAGCCGATGATCGTTTTACGGATGCCGGCGCTTATCTCTTGCCCGCTTTGGTATTTGCCTTGAACGGCATCACTAACCGATGTAAATATCTCTTTGCCGGCGTTGGTAATGTTCGTCAGGCCTGTGTATGCCATGTTCGTCACGTCGTAACCCTCGATCACGGAATAAGCATCTCGCAGGAATGGAAACATCCCGATGAAGTTAGCCAATAGTTCTTTGCCAAACCCGACCGCGAACTTCTCTTCATCATCCTTGCCTTTGATCCACAAGAACGCTTGCGCTATCAGCGTCAGCAACACCAAATCGACCGTAATGGTCGTGAACGCAAACTTCATGTTCTTGTTCGCTTCGGCGAGTAATCTGTCGGCATTGGCGTGTTCTTCGGGCGTGACGGCGCGTTTCTTCAATGCCTTTGCGACACGGCGTCTGTCGATTGCGCCGAACAACTGCGAAAACATCTGCAACGGCTCTGACATGAACATCGTCGATAGTCTTAACAAGGAACTGTTTGTGCGAAGAATCTCCGGTCTAAACAAAGGCGTGAAGTTCTGTTGCGTGATGATGACGGCTCGCTCGGTTATTTCCGCCGCTTTCTTGACATCGTTGTTGCTGTCGATCATCGCTGCGTTCCACACGGCCGCAATCATCAACTTGTCCATGTATTCGATTGGCCGTAAGGTGAGTTCGGTCAGTTTGCTCGCTTTGCCGAATAGACCTTTCTTTTCAAGCAACGCACCAGAAGCCACGTTGAACCCATCGTTGAACCTTGCGAAAAGGAACGGAGAGTTTTCAAACATCGTCGAGTAGTCGCCCTTTTGTTTGAGCGCGTTTTTTAACCCTTTCATTAAGGAACTGTATTTGATGCCGATGCCGTGTCCGGCAAACAACGCGACCATCTGGTTTACCCAGACTTTCGGATTCGCCGCAAGCGCGGCTGTCGCACCCCAACCCATGAACTTCGATACCAATTTATCAAAACCCTCACGTTCGGGAACGTTGTGTTGCATATCTTTGAAAAGTTTATCGACGTATTTCTCGAACAATGGATCGACTTTTTGAACCGCTTGGCGAGCTGTTCCGTTTTCGGTCTTGGCGTTCCAAATTCTGGTAAATGTTTTCATCACGACCGCAAAGCCGTAGTAGTCCGCCATCTGTCTTGCGTGGCGGTTGACGACATCCGTGATGTTCTCGATGACGACCATGTTTTTCGCGTTCTTGACGACTTTCTTCGTGAACGAAGGTTTATAGACCGTAAACAAGTCCATGAACATCTTGTCGCCGATTTTCTTGAAGATTTGATCGCTCGCAACGCGGATCGGGAAGTAGTGTTTTTCCAGATCGCCTCTGATGCCATTCAACGCAAAATCGGTTTCGGTTTTCGCTTCCGCCGAGATGACATTGAAGAAATCGTGAACCAAACGCATATATTCGCGTTCTTCGGCGTTGAACTGACTTAACAGCCCTTGCACCCACTCTTCCGTAATCTTTTGTTCTGTGGCATTCTCGAACGCCTCACGCATTGATTTGAGGGCTTTCTTCTCATCTACTAATTTGATTGTGCCTTTACGGATGACGCTGATTTCCTTATCGGTGACGATATTCTCGGTCTGGTTGTAAAGGTGGTTCTGCATCTGCTCGCGGAAAGACGAAAGATAAAGCGCCATCGCTTGCCCTTTCGAGATTTTAACGCCATTTAGATCGACCGTGTCACGCCATGAATCAACGAGTTTCTGGTTCTTCTTGTAAAACTCCTCAAAGTGTTTGACAACTTTCATGCTGAAACCATCGCGCTTGTTCAACGCGCCTTTTAACTCCCAGAACATCTTTGCCATAATCCCGTTGTCATCGTAGTTCGATAATCTCATAAACCGCCAATACGGCGCTTCTAACGCGTTGTCAATCTTGCGCCACTCATCAGCCAACCAACCCTTTTTGAACGGGATTGTCTTCCCGGTTTCCTTGATAAGGTTAGCACCGACTTCGGTTGCGTGCGCTTCTTCGCCTTGCCAATAAACTCGATCATATTTCCTGACGTCATGAACGAACTTGTCTAATACATCTTTTAACGTGATGATTTCGGCGGTAGTCAATTCACCTTGCCCATTGGCGATTGCTTGGATTTCTTCAGCATACAGATTCTCGTCTTGCGATAAGAGGTCATACAGCGCCACCCCGTCTGTTTTGCGCGAGTATATTTTCATGATGTTGCGGATGTCGGCTGTGAGCTTGCCACGCCATGTTTTCTGCTTCTTCAACAACTTAATCAAGCCGATGACTTCATCCGCCAACTGAACGCCCGCACCCATGTATTCAGTAAGGTTCTTCACGCGGTCGATACGCTCAAATAACGCCATCTCTGCCCGGTGGCGTTTCTGCGCGTTCAATAATTTATCTTGATACAAGCGCACGTTACTTCTTGCGGCACTCGCTATCTCGACAAGCGACCTCACTTGATTTGTGCTTTCTTTCAACTCCAAGTTCAAACGGTCAATTTGATATTGGCTGTCGTACAACTCCGAACGCAACGACGAACTTCTTTCCGTTTCCGCTCCGGCTTCATTTTCAATCTTTGCGATTTCGTTCGATAGGCTAATAACTGTTTTCTCCAACTCCGCGATTTCTTTGTTTTTGGCCTTGATGACTTCTTTCGTCAGTGCCGGTTTACCTTCGTTTTCAATGATACGTAAAATATCCTTTGCCAAATCTTCGATGATTTTATCTACCATGAAGCCGTTCATATTGTGCATAAATAAGCGTCTGTTATCTTTGACACGTTTATGTATCATATCCGAGTATTGTTTGTACATGTCAACAAATTCAAAAAATAAATCAGCTTCGTTTATTCCCTTAAAGAAAATACCGCTGGATTCTAACTCTTGTGCAATTACATCGGCGGTGAAACTTATTTGACCTTTGCGTGCGCCAAAACGGGCAAATACAGATTTGTCTTTGTCGAAACGGTATTTTATCTCGTCTTTGATAGCGTTCAGATTAAACTTATGCAAATAGTTTTTAAGAGAATTGTATGTGTTTATATCCTGCATTGTCACGCCCGTAAAATCGCCAGCGTTCTCAACAACCGCGTTCTCGACAATGAACTCCGCAACCTTTTTCGCGGTCGCTTCTTTGTTCTTCGATTGCTTGATCTCGTCCGCGAACAGTTTCATCATTTCTTGCTCGCCAATTTTCGACAACTCGCCGTATTCGTAATCGCCTAACTGCAACTGCTCGGCAATAGCGTCCGTCATAGCGTCCTTGATCTTCTTTTCATCGTATAGCGTCTTGCCGTCGGCGGCGAGGATCGAAAAGCGGGTATTGTCATCAAATAGCGATAACTGGACTATTTCCCCTTCGCCGAACAACTTAACTTGCGTTGGCGTGGTATGAAATTCAGTCGTTGGCGTTAGTGGTATTTCTGTTTCTTCTTTTTCTTTGATGATTTCTTTAACTTGTGGCTCTTTTCTTTCCGCCATCGGCTCTTGTGCAAATAAGGTTTGACCGCTGTCGCCCTTGTTGTTTGATTTATAAGAAACGATTTGTAATGGCCGAACGCCCGTGAATTCCGTAAAGAAACCATCTTGTTTCATGGTATCGAATAAAACATCGAATGCTTTGTTGATTTTAACTCTTTCTTCGCCTTCTGGAAACGCCTTGACAATAATCGGCTCACCGTCTTTATCTGCATCCAAAGTAACCATCGCTTCTGCGTGAGCTGAAAGATAATCGTTGTTTTTGTTGGTTTTATCATGTATATACGTTGCAAACGCTCTCGCAAGCATTTCTTCTGGTGAATCCCAATAACCGCCATCTTTTTGCGTTAATTCGCCCATGCGTTTTGAGTTCTTGAAATAGTCTGTTTCTTCTCGAACCGTTGGCGCTTTTTCCGAGCCGTATGCGGCTTTGCGATTTTCTATATCGAGCGAAGGAATTTGATATAATATCTGATCGAACGTGTATGAAGCAGCGTTATCGCCACGCGGTATTTGCCTGTTTGTTACTGTTTTTCTTAATTTGTCTAACTCGATCCACGCTTGTTGGTCGCCATTATACACGCGTTTCTTTAATTCTTGATATTGTTTCTTTTCTTCGGCGGTTGCATTTCGTCTTTTCTTGCCATACATCGCTAAATGTTCCGGTGTCTGATCCACTTCAAAATTGTATTTGAAATAATCCGAAAACGCCCGATCAATACGCTTTTGTGCTGATTCATACCGCCTTTGCATATTTGCATCGGTTTCCGCTTCGGTTTGTAAGCGCGTATGATATTTCATCGTTTGTATAAGGTCATCTAATGACTTGCGTGTTTTTTCTGGTATTAACTTATTAGACGAACTCATCTGCGACGCAAGGCTTTTGCTATCTTTACCCGCAATATAATGATCTACCGCGTGAAACCACTCGTGAGCCAACGAGCCTGCGCCATACATCTTTGTTAGATTGATAACGCGCCTTTCAGACTCATAATGTGCTGCCGCGCCGGTCAGCCCTTGCCCGCGTGCGCCAAAAGCAATCGCCAAATCACCATTCAACGATATGCCTTCTTTTGTGATGTTCAACGCATCTGCTAAATCCATCAAAGCATCATAACCATAGTTCAGCGATGTTTGCCGGTCTGATTCATTTAACCAATTCCCAAACTCACCACCGCGAAACTTAAACACCGATAAATAATCATCACCGGTTATGTTTTTGTTTGAACGATAATCAATGCCTTTTCGATTGATAAAGTCTAATTGAGGTGGAACAAGTCTTTCTTTTCGCTTTGTCTGTTTTGCGTTTTTTTGTTTTTCCAAAAACATACGCAATGTAATGGTCGCGACTTCTTCACTATCAAATGCAGTGTCTGCTATTTGCGAGAACCCTGCCCATGATTTTTTGAAGATGTAATACTTACCGTCTTCTTTTTGTTTTATCTTAAAATCTTCTATCTGCTTCTCAACGGTATCAAGGCCGATTTTTTCTCTCTGTGCATCAGCATCGAGCAAATCAAATCTCTTGATCCGCCGTTGCCAATTATTAAACAACGCGACGTCAAGCGCGGGATTCGTGTAAAACAATTTCGTTGTCGCATACCTTTCGCCCCGTTTTTCAATATAACCGGGCTGAATAAATATCTCATCAACCAATCTCGTCAAGTCATCAGCTGTTTTTACTTTCTCTATGCCGTTCTTGATTTTGTTGATGGTGTCAACATACATTCCCCGTTTTTGGTTTTTCTCGTCTTGCGATGCGTTACGGAAAATATAGACCGATGTTGGGATTGAATCGCGTGTTTCTTTATACAATAATAGCGTGCCTCGCGCTGTGCCAGATTCCGCCTCTTTCTTGTAGTTTATCGGCCGCCATACATAGTTTTTCTTAACGTATTTATCTAACTCCGCGTCATTAAGAAACTGCAAATCGCCTGCTTGTAGCCCTCTCGGCATCCATACGTCTTTACGTGCGCCACCGATTTTCTCGCCAAAGTCCTCTATCGAATATCGGATGTCGTCGCTTTCGGTCGGATTCTCGTTGGATGTGAGCTTGATTTGGTTGGGTGAAAAGGCAACGTATTCATCTTCCGAATATAGTTCAGCAATTACCCCATCAAAGCCATTCGTTTTAATATATTCATTGATTACTTCGTTTGTTGGTATCTTTTTTTCACTCCATAATTTCCCTAAATTACCATGTGATAAATCTTTAATACCATCATGTTCCATTAAATAGTAGTCTATAATGCTTCCATATTTAGAATTTTTCCCTATAATCAATGGATTTTTAATATCAAGATATGTATTTATAACCTTATTCCCATATTCTTTGGCGCTTTGTTTGTCTTTTGTAAAATAAAATCCTTTACCATAATAGCCTATATCTCTTTGGCCAATTTTTTCTTTATCAAAAACATTAAATTCCCCGTTATTCGTTCCGTGATAAACCTTCAGCAATCTTCCTTGCTCATCTCGGACTTTGCTATCCTTAAAGAACTCCGCTTGCTGTGGAGTCAGTTCGTTGCCGTCGCTGTCGATCGACTTCCGTTCCGTGTCCTTTGTTTCCGTCTGCTTGCCTTCCATAATTTCGCCGATGGCTTTGGCGTCCGTGAGCGTGGAACGTTGAGCGGAAGATTCAAGGGCTTTCTTGTATAGTTTCTCGGCTTGACGCAAAAAGTCCGCAAGTTCAGGATTTTCCTTGCGTTGTTTGAGATACTCGATATAGTTCTTGATTTTATTGTAAATCTTCTGAACGAGCGTGCGGTTTTCTTGTGCCAATCTCTCGACGACTTTCTCATCCGTGAATAAAACTTCCGCATACTGTGCCATGATTTCGGTAGTTACGATGTAGTTCTGCTCAAAAGCGGTTTTGCCTTCCAACTGCGACTGATACCTTTTAACAGTATCTTGCCACAAATCGCCGTTTGGTTCGAGAAGCGCCTTGACTTCGGCGTTTTCTTCAACGGCTTTCATCATTGCTGCACGGAAGTTCGTGTATGCGGTTTTGCCTAACGATTCCAACGAGTGCGTGATTTCGTGGATTACCTTGCGTTTAGCGAGCGTTTTATCGTCGATGCTACTATCTATATACAAAACGCCTTTATCGAACGTAGCGCCGATTTTGTTGCCGTCAGGCGTAGTTCCTAAATCTTCCGCCACAACGACATCCGTTTTCACGCGCATTATCTTATTCAAGGTTGAGTTCAGTTTCACGGCCGATTTTTGAGCGTCCGTTAGTTCGGTTTTAACAGGCTTGTAAGCAAGCGCGGATTCCTTACCGTGAAGCGTGGGCGAGTATGCGCCTTTATTGTAACCGTCTTCCGCTTCGTATGAGCGAAAGTTCCCTTGTTCGTCAAGGTCAAGGTTTAATCTCTTTGTTAGTTGCTCGCGTTTCACATCCGAAAGTTTTGCCAACCGCTTTTTGAGTTCCAACTGCGTGGCTTCCTTTTCGGCATTCAGTTTCGTTTCGGCCGTGTCGTCAAGCTTGTCTTTCTCCCAAAGCCGTGTTTTTTTCTCGTCGATGTTCTTTAACTCTTGCGCTGATTCATAGACGTTCCGTTGCTTCGCGCCGATTTGCCCAACCGTTCCGCCATAGACAATTCCCGTCAAGCCACCGATCAAACCGTCAAACAATACCGCTTCGGCTTGTTCTTTGGTAAACGTTTCTTTCGCTGCGCCTTTCTGGTAAATCTCGCGGATAGCCGGCTCGACTGCGGTCGCTATCATTTCCTCGACGCCTTCCTCCGCAAAGTTCTTGGCAACCCTGAACAACGCCGATTTCGATACTTTCTTGAACGCGCCTTCGATAGCGTCGTCCAATAGCCCTTTGCCGAACACGCCTTTCGTGAACCCACCCGTCAATTTCTCTGTGACGCCTTCCACTGCACCAACGATGACACCGTACAACGCGCCTTTCTCATAGCCTGCGCCTTCTTGAAACGCTTTCTCTGTGCCTGTGCCTGCGGCTGATCCAGCGATGGTCGCAAGCCCACTTCCGGGCAACAGCGCGTTCATCGCAACCGCCGGTAGCATTTGCCCAAGCCCTTGCGATACTCCGTGAACGATGTTTTGACCTGTTGCGCCCATGCGGTCGATCAACGAGCCTTCGATGTCGAATTGAAAGTTTTTACCCGTCCAATCGTATTTGATTTTCTCCTGAACGTCTTTCTTGAACTCCTTATCAAAAAGGCCGCCGATTGCGCCGACGGCCGTTGCGCCAAGGTCGTATATCCCTTCAAGCCCTTTGATTGCGCCAAAAAGAATGTTGCTGGCAACGTCAAGCGTGGTTGCACCAAACTTGTACGGTTCTGCCGCATTTGCGACGTTCGGGCTTGCGCTTTTATCCTTTTTGTTCATCTCTTCCCATTCAGCGCGGTTCATCGACAACCCCCCTTACGCACGTTTGATCCAATATAACCACCCATTATAATAAACGTATTCTTTCCCATTGCCCGCCTTGTAATAGTCGCCATTATCAAACTCCTTCTTCCCTGCGATAAGCGATGAAGTTGTTGCGTTCCCATTTCTTGTCACATATTCAACGCCGTTTATTACAAAGGTTTTTTTGCCTTTTTTGAACTCTGATAGTTGTTCTTTTGAAATACTTTCGTCTGCAACTACCACTGTTTCTTCTTCGGCTTCTTCAACCGCTTCTTCGTGATCGAGATTGTTCAAATAAAACTCCATCATCTGTTGTTGCGATTCGCTCAACTTGCCTTTGTTTTGTTCATATAAATCCCACACGCTTTGCCAATCCTCTGCGCTATATTCGCCTGTTTTTTTATCAACTTGCATTGCGCCGAGTTTCTGATTTATCACATTGTCAATGTTGTAATACCACTGCTCTTGTTCGGCAGCGGTCTGCATACCGACTTGCGTTTCTTCCTGCGCTGCGCTTTGAGCCTGCCGACCGTAAATCTCCGCGAGCGATTGCTGCGCTTGACTTTTAGCCGTTGACAATGCGGTCTGTTTGCCTGCCTCGGCGTCTTGACGATAGCCCTGCATTTCGGATGCGATACTGCCTAATCGGTTTTGATAGTCTGCGTTCGCCGCAATCAAATCACCGGCAGCAATCCCTTTCTGCCCTTGTGCGGAGGCGGTAAGGCCGAGATATTTCTGTAACTTTTGAGCCAGAATATACGCTTGCTGGTTCTGGAAGTCCGCTTGCTTGTCAATGTCGCCTATTCTTTGCCCATACGCTTCGCCGGCTTGTTTCTCGGTATTGTAAAGGTCATACAGCGTTTGCCCGGCCTGCCATGTATTGTAGCCCATGTCATCCGGCTTGACAGGCGAAAACTCGCCACCAAATTCCGCGCCGTAATTCTGCTTATACCAATCCTCAAAATTGCTCGATGATTGCGGTTGATATGATTGGGGTGGTTTCGTTACCGCTTTTCCCGGCGCAATCTTCCGATACGCTGATAATGGATTTGTTGTCATTGCCATTTGTTGCCGCCTCCTTGATTCTGTATTTCGACTTGTCGGTGTTTCTAAACTTTTCCAAGTTGTTTATCTTCTTAATCATCGCCTCACGCTGTTCTTCCGTGACGAAGATATACGCTTTCAATAACGCTATACCGCCGATGACAAGGAATATCGCCGTCTGGATTCCGGTATAGATAAGCAACCCCCACGAAAAATCTTCAATAAGCTTCACGCCGTAGTAACCGAACGACACACCCAAGATGATTTTTTGGATCGCCGCATAGATGGTCGATTTCCGCGAGTATTCCGCTTTCGTCTTGCCAAAGTTATACGGATCGTGTTTCTTCGTCTGATACGATGTCGTCAATGAGTTAGTCGTCAGCGGCGTAATCTTACAAGCCACCGCTTTGTGGATTGCTTTCCGTTTGGCCTTATTTCGCTCTTCCTTGATTTTGTTTTCCGATACCGGTATCTCTAACGCCTCGTCGATAATCTCGCCGTCATCGGTGAAATAGGTGTGATATTTCAAGCCTGCGTCCGATAGAATCTGCGTGCGCGCGACTTTCAACGCCAACGCGGTCTGTTCCTCGCACCATTTATCAAGGACTTCGATGTCTTTTGATACGGAAATGGTCGTCTGTGCGTGAAGTTCCTTTGTTCTCTTGACATTTTCGGCTTTGTCGCCCGATAAGAACCCTTGCAATTCCAACATTCGCCCAATCGTGAAGCCGACTACCCAAGCGATAGCCGAATCAATGAGTATCTGTTGAGCGTTTTTGCCTGTTTCATCAAGCAAAATCAACCCCCTAAACAGATAAACGACCACGACCACCGTTACAAGGATGAAACCGAGATTGTTCAGGAAGAACGCTCTCGCTTTCCCGATTCTATCTTCGCTCATACTCTACCGCCAAGTTCCTTTGCCAACGCTCTTGCCAACGAATCAGCGTTGATGTCGGCCTGTTTCGTCATCACTTTCGTTTCTTTCAAATTCGCCACCGCGCCTTTGATGAAGATATAGTCCACCGTCGAACCGGCAAACGCCACGCCGAGAAACAGCACGAGATCAGCGATGATGGCTTGTAACGCCCATGTCAAGGCGAACATAATGCCGAGAAAAATCCAACCGCCAGATAGTTTCAGCTTGCCGATGGACGCCAATAACGCCAACGTCACACCGACAACTGCGCCCGCCGTGAGTTTGATCGTTTCGGGAATAACTTGACCGGGAACGACCGTTGTGTATTTTTCCCAATTCACCGCGATAATTGTCAAAATAGGCGCGACCGTGAACGAAAGACCGAGTATCTGCAACCCGATAATCTTAAACTTGGTTTTCATCTTCGGCTTCACCTACCTTGAATATCTGCTTGGCGTAACCGTTCACAACGAGTTCTTTCATGTTCCCAAACCCGATTTTAAGCATAGATTCAATGTTCTTTTCCGATACCTTGATGTCTTGCGCCAACTGCACGAATATCGGAAACTGCTCTTTGATGTTCGAAATCTCGCCTTTTAGCGCGCCGTTTTCCGCTTTCAAGTCTTGGATTGTGTTTGTCAAAACGTCTTTCATACTCACGATCGACGTCGTGATTTCCGTAACGAAGTCCTGCATTTCCATTTCGCCCGTGACAAGCATTTCCAACTTGTCTTTCATCGACCGCAAGAACCCGTCCGTGTCCGTGCCGAGTTTCGTGACTTTCCCTTTAAGGGAACGATAAATGACGAGCAAAGACGCGACTGTCGAACCCATTGCCGTCAACCCTGCCAAAAGCGACTGCGTCAAGTCAACGCCGAAGATAGTTGTGACCGGATCGAGTTCGCTCGCAAAGACGGGCGGGATGAACGCCAACGTCGCAAGCCATAGCAAGCAAAATATGATAAGTCTTTTCATGATTCCACCTCTTTCAAAGGGTTAAGATGCTTTTTCGATGATAATTAAAGAACCCGCTTTTATAGTGATTTGAGATAAATCTACTTCACTCCAACCATATAATTCCAAACCGCCATCCGCCGAAGTAAACTTAATCACAAAATCCAATATGAATATTGCGCCGTCAGTGTCATCTCCATCAGTCATTACAAGAACCGGAACAATAGTCACCGAACTTACCGTGTGAATTGCTTGTTCGGTCACCGATGAACCGATAATTCCTTTAGCAACCCCCGCTATTGTGGCAGCGCTTGAACTTTTGAAACCGATCGTAAACCCGGTCGTGTTTTCCGCGGAAATCACTTTACCAACAATTCTGACGCTATAAATTTCGTTTTGTTTCAACAAAAACGCAGCTTCCCCAACAGACCAATAAATTGTTACCGGAGCAGATTGACTGATTATTTTTTGAACATTATTTTGAACCGACCAATCATTGAGCAAAGGCTTGTAATGCTTGCCATCAACTTTTTCTTTTTGTGCTTCTGTCATCATGTAATTCGCCATTTCTAAATCACTCCTTAATTCTTCATTTTCGATTTGTAAATCTTGAATCTGCGCTTGTTGTTCGTTGAACTTCGATTCCCAATCAAGCGGGCTGATAGTCAAGCCAAGCAGACTGACGAGCAGGATTGCCAATAGCCGTTTCATTGTGCTTCCTCAACTTTCGTTTTGACTTCTTCTCTGTAAATCTCCGGCACTTGCTCGATCGAGAGTTTGCCGTCTTTGAGCGAAATCATAATGCGTTAAAATAGACGCTCGCTTGGGTTTTGCAGTTTTCTACATACGAACGGTATGTTAAAAAACTTGGATTTTCTTTGTCCATAATGCCTTTGTTGACGAGAGCGAATTCATCATCTTGCGAATAACACAAGCGAATCAACGCGGAAATGCCATCGTTTCTACTTGCTATCCTAACTTGCGTTCTGGATTTATCGTAAGAATATAGCGTTTGTTTGATTTCGTCGCGTTCGCCTTCAAATTGAACAATGTTTTGATTTACTTCAAGTTCGTAAAGATTTTTGCCGAGTTTTCTTACTACAAAGTCGTCTGGCGCGAATTGGCTTTCGCATTTTACTTTCTCAATCTGCATTTCTGATACACCTCTTCATTTGTTTTATTTTTGGAGCATAATACTTTTTATATAAAATATAAGAATCAGAATGTTTCAACCACCCAAGATAGCTCATCAATGACGCCGCCGTATGACTCTGCGGACTTTTTTTAAAAATTGCACTTCTTTTTCTCATTCTGTTGGTAATTCGCTTGCGCACGAATGTCTTTTCTCTGCCAAAGCAATAACCACAGAAATCAAGACGCCTTTTTGATACACTAAATATTTGCCAATTTTCTTTTGTTTTCAAACCCTCTTCTTCAAGTTTTTTGATTAGTTGGCCTCGAATCTCTCGAAGCTTTCTTTTGTTTGAATGGAATAGAATCATATCGTCCATGTACCTAATATAGAACTTAATTTTCAGGTTGTTTTTGATGAAGTGGTCTGTGTCTTGAAGGAAAAAGTTTGCAAACCATTGTGAAGTATAATTTCCAATAGGCAGACCTTCGTTGTGGCTATCTATGATTGAATCTATTAGCCATAAAGTATCGCTGTCTTTAATTATCTTTCTGAACTTTTGTTTCAGTTTTTCTTTGTTAATGGAAGGATAAAACTTTTTAATGTCAATTTTTAGACAATACTTTGTTTCTTTCTGGTTGTTCCTTATCCATTTCTCGCAAGCATTTTTGGCATATAGCGTTCCTCTTTTTGGCAAACTCGCGCAAGACCACTTATACATACCGCGCATAATCAATGGTTTAATAATTGAAATTAAGCACCAATGAATTATTTGGTCTGGGAAAAACTTTGGTTTATATATCGTTCTTTCTTTTTTGTTTAACCCATCATAAATCGTGGCCTCGAAATATTTGTTAGGAATATACGTTTTTGTTTTAAGCAAACGTTCGATGTCGTCGTAGGCTTGTTTTGTGTTTTTCATTACTCTTATGATGGCTTGCTTTTTGCTTTTACCTCTGCTTGCGTTTCTTAAAGACTCGATGATATTATCTCTGCTGCATATTTTTCCATAAAGAAAGCCGGCTCTTTTCATTTTGACCTTTCTTTGGCCTTAACGGTGTTTCGAGAATTAACCTACTAAACCGCCCCCTTATCGGCCATTTTTCAGCAAGTGCTGTGGATATGAAAACGCATTACCATAGAAAGCCGAGCGCCTTGATTGATGTTCGTGTTCCCAAGTTCGTTGTTCAGATTCCAATAGAACAAGCCTGCATTACCGCCATTGTTCCAATTACCACCGACGAAGAGACCAACAAAACCGCAAAAGCGCGTTTTCAACCCATATGTAAATCCGTTATATTTTTATATTGGGGGAACCCCCCACGCCCCCTTAAGGGCGATAAGAAAGCCGAGCGCCTAGATCGATGCCCGCGCCCCCAAGTCCGCCGTCCAGACTCCAAGCGAACAAGCCTGCACCACCGCCATGGCTCCAATAACCACCGACGAAGACTCCTCTATCACCTGATGCTTGATAATAATAATCTTTGTAGTAATTAGCAGAAGAAGACTGAACCACTTTTGGAAATTGAGCGAATGGGTAATTATTGTCTAACCCTAATGTTTGCGCATAATTGTTTGAAAGTGCATTTGTATAATTTAATTGATAGAACGGCGCTGCATAATCCCCGCCGCTTGACGGCGTATCATTATACCCGTTTGGTTGTTCGCACACCCACCCAATATTATTTGATATTTTAACGCCATCAATGTTTTTCAAAATGTCGCCAAAAGGGTTTTCCATGTGTCGCCACTTGAAAGAGTGTTTTGAATCGTTGGCAGAATCATAACCGCTAATTTTTACGGGATCCGTTTTCCCTGTTTTCCAACCGAGCGTATAAACGAAATGTCCTGTTAATGTCGCAACGGCAGCGCCATCAAACGTGATTGTTGTTGTGCCTTCGCCGGGAGTGTCTGCGTCAATCGCTGTAATCACTCTGTTCGTTGCAATTTGGTTGCCGCCTAGCTCCGTTCCAATCCCGATTGTTTGGCCTAAAACGAAAGAAGTAGCTGTTGTGTTTGCAACTAAAATCGTGCTTGCGCCTTCTACGGAAGCGCCGTCAGCGGTTGCGAGATGGCTGGTCGAGTAAGCCATTGAAGTTGCGCCTGTAAATATGCTTTGAGAGTCTTTTGTGGCGAACTCAATCATGAATGGAATTTGAACTAAATCTACATATTCAGCTAAATCTGTTATTTGATATTTGCTCGCTGTCGATAACCCGTCAAGCGCCCTTGCTGCTGTTCTGAAATTTTCTCTCGAATAATTAACTTTTGGGAAAACCCCACTGATTGAACGCAATTTACTTCCATCTAAACTTGCTTCATAACAACCAATATAGGCAAATTCTCTTGGCGAACCGTCCTCTTTCACGAAAGGTAGTGGCAAACGATAATCACTATCTACCGGCTCGTCGCACATCCAAATATAGTGATAATCCGTTCCGTCTTCATCCACTATTTCTTCTTTAATAAAATATTTTTTAACCTTAACAAAGTCGTTTGTAACACTATTCTCGCCCTCTGTCGCTGTGATTGTAACTTTATTTCGTGAAAAAATAGGAATATAATCAAAAGAATTATAAACAACGGCGTCATCTGTTGATACTGCGGCGGTCAAACCTGTGTCCGCCCCGTATTTAGTCACACCGTTGATTCTTGTTACACGTTCCAAAGTTGGTGATGTTGCTGTTTCAACCCATCTGACACCATATTCTTTTGCCATACCATATTCGGCTTTTGTTACATAATTAGTTTTAATATTTGTAATTTCTGCGCTTAACTCATCAATAGCCGCTTTGTGCGTTGTCGCAGTCATGCCGGATTCTGCGTTGTCATAGGTGATGTCCTGTGTGCCGTCGGTCAAGTCGACGATGTCATCGGCGTTCGTTTTGATTTGCGTGTCCAAAGCGACAAAGGCGTCGTGGGCGTTCGTTTCCTCGTCCAAGTAAGTCGTGCCAGAGAATGTTTCATTGACCAAAATACCTGTAAAGTTGTCTTTCTTATAGCCTTTGATGATGAGCGTGTCAGAGGCGTCCGACGCTTCAAAGGCCAAGTTCGTGCTTCCGTCGTAGGTCAATGTGCCGTATGAATGTTGCGTTGCACCCTCAAAGGCGTTGAGTTGAATAAGGTCGCCGTTATTTACGAACGAAGCTGGGTCGATGAGTTTTCCGTCAAAGATGAAGTGCGTATCGGTATGTTTCAAGACCAAAGTGATGTAGTCGTAGTCAGTCAAGGTCGAAAGCGCGATAGTATCATCGTCTGCGAGCTCGTCAATCGCCGTTTCCGTAAGTCCGTAAACGGTAGTCAGCTGGTCGAGCAAAGTATCTACTTGCGTTTTGGTATAGTAGTCTGTCATATACGTTTCAAAGTCAGCGGGAAGATGCCCGACCTTTGCGACCTCTGCGTCGGTATAGTTGTTGTCGGAAAGCACTTTGTCATCTTCTTTATCAACCTTACCCGCAAGAGCCGTAACCAAGTCCGCACCCTCTGGGTAATTTTCAAATATCGCTAAGATTTCATTGATTGTGTTCGCTATCTCGTCAACATCGGCTTCTGAGCCTAAAAGCGCATATAAGGCTTCCAGATGGCTTTTGTCGGTTGCGCTCATCAATCCCGCAAGTTCGGTCGTTGCGTTGCCTAACGCGTTCTTGAACTCATTGAGCGTGATGTCGTTCTGGTGGTCGATGCCCAATATCGTCAAGGTCTTATCGACTTTCAAGTCCACCGCTGTCTTGACGGCTTTCTGCGTTGGGTAATAGGTGTCTGAATTGTCGGTCAAGGTCGTTTTCTTGTTGGCGACTTTCTCATACGTTGAACTGATCGTATCGCCGTTGGCGTCTTTTG